TAGAATGGAACATAATGGTCAGAGCGAAAGGGTTGGTGGTGATTTTAGTTTGAATTATTTTGGTCGTAAAACGGCAAAAAGTGAAAATAACAATAGTTTTAAAATAAGCGACGATGAACAAACTAGATTATTAAACAAATATTTTGGTGGTACAATATCAAGAGGTAATAAATAATATGTGAAAGATAAATTATTTCCTTTTTATATTTATCAACTATATATAAATTATGAACAACGAAAAAAAAGCAGAACAATATAATCAACTAATGTTTGAATATACAAGAACACAAAATAAGATTTCTTCAATAAAGGGTGAATCCCTAGAACTAAACCAAAGACAGTTAAATGAAATAAGGGAATTGGAAAATAAATTAAGATACCTTATGGAAGCAGCATCCCGGTTATAAAACATTCCCCACCTCATCAAGTGGGGTTTTTTATTTTATGATATATTTATTGGTATGAAAAGAATGGGATTATTTGAAAACGATGAAAATGTAAATTGGGAGGAAGTTGTTGAAAATATTTTTTTTGATAACTACGTTGCTGGAAACCCAGACAATTTTTTAACGACACTTGAAAGTGAACTAGAAAAACTTGGTTACCCAAAACCAACTAAACCTTTGGCGTTTGATCACTTTGGCGGACCAAAGGGGGAGAAACAAATTATGAATAATTTTAAGGCCATTCAATCACGAAGCTCTGATAGACAAAATAGGACTATTGATAGAATTATCGTTGACACTTTGGTAAATAAATTTTTCAAAGGGGATGAAAAGGCGGCGGGAGAAGCATATCAAAATTGGATTTCAAAAACCCGTAACCTTGAAACAAGGAAAGATTATGATGGAAGTGATTTTAAATTATTTACATCTATTGATGATATTCCAATATGGACACCAAATGAAGATGTTGTCGACTTTATGGGTGATAAGTTTTATTTGACTTATTTGTTTGGGGGAAAATATTATGAAAATTATCAACATAGAGACAAAAAAGCAAAAGAAGATTTAGAATATCGTGAAAACAAAGAAAAGGGTATGGGGCAGGATGTTTGTCCAAGTTGTCATGCAAGCAACTATATGAAATGGGTAAATTCTGAAGATGATTATCCAAAAGGAATGATTTCTAAAGAAGAATTTTGTTCAAAATGTAATCCATCAGGTAAACCTTTACCAATGACACATCATGGTTACTCATGGTGGCGTTGTAATATTTGTAAAGTGCGTGTCGACACAAAAAGTGAAGACAAAGATAAATGTAATTGTTCATTTGATAAATTAAAAGCGGTATATGATCGTTATTTGGAATACGAGGATTATGATTCTCTTGCTGTTATGCAAAAAAATCCTTTGTATAGAAGTTTTTTTAATCAGCTTAATGGTAATCAAAACTTACAAGAACAAATAAAAAGAATAAAAGGAATTATGTTTTTGTAAGATATTTATAAAAATAAAAATACAATGGAACTAAATAGATTTAAAATTAATTTCATACCAAACTGCTTTAGATAAACAATAAATTATAAAATATGAAATATGAAAAAAACAGTAAGATTAACCGAGAGTGATTTAATTAGGTTAATAAAAAAAATTATAAAAGAGGATAGTAATATGTCCGGTTGTAAATCATCTGATGGTAAAAATTTATGTAATGTTGTACCACCAAAATTAGAATCTGGAAAGATGTATACTCAAAACATTGGTTATTACTATGATTCTAAATCTGGTAGTTGTAAAATAAGAACTGCCGGTAATAGTCCTTTTTCTGATGAAGACACATGTAAAAAATGTTGTGTTGGAAAAAAATTAAGTTAACATATGTAAATTTAGATTATTCCCCCATTCTAATAAGAATGGGGTTTTTTATTTTATAAGGTATTTATTGTTATATGAAAATCATTATTACCGAATCACAAAATGAATCATTAAAAAATAGTTTAATGAAACTTATTAATCGTTCCGGATTTGATGCTGCAATGAAGGCCGTTGGTTCATTTGATAGATTGGTAAATATAATTGGAAAAGAAACCGTTTATTCAATTCTTGTTCAAAACGGATTTGATCCTGTGAATAAAGTTAAAATGGTTCAATCACGATTTGATGTACCAAGAGGTTTTTTTGAAAGTCCATTTGATTATATATCAGTTGTTGGAATTAACACATTATTAAATCGTTTTGGACCAATGTTTTTATTTATGATAAATAATAAATATTATTTATATCAAGATCAACATAAAGAAAAACTTTTTATTGCTGAATACGATGGTTTAATTTCGGAAGAGGATTTTCAAAATTATATCCTTAACCATATTGGTCTTAAAGGGCTTGACATAGGAAAAGTTATTGACCTTTATTATACCGAGGAGGACTAATATTTATTTATATGTTTATCACAAAAGAACAACTTGATTTAATACCACCGGTAGTTAGAAGGAGAATGACCGATAAAGATTTTCAACTTCTTGATGATATTATTCATAATAATAAAAGATTTGGGGTTGAAATGGGTTTTGATGAATATTTTGATGTTAACTTACACGATTCTTTACATGAGTTTATTCAATATAAAGTAGCAGAAATTGACCCAAATCTTGGTGATGATTCTTGGGACCGTGAAGAAAATAATACTTATGTAATTTTTAGAAAGTTGTTTCCATTTTTAAATGAGAAATATCACGATGACTTATATGAATATTATATGGAAAAGAATAGAAGACATAGGAATATAAATGAATCACAGTACGAAAAAATACAAAACCAGATTTTAAACTCAATTAAAAAAAATGGGTTTTATGAGACTATGAATGCTTATAAATTAAATATTAAGAGTCTTCATAAAATATTTGGTGAAGGTAATTTACCAAAATTTGATTGTCGTGATTTGTATCAAATATTTTCATACTTTGTTTTTAAAAATTTAGTTCAGACTGAATTTAAAATTAAAAAAAATGAGTCAATTAGTTTTTATACTGACAGTTTTTCCGGTACTAATTTCTTTAGAAGGAAATTCAAAGATTTAACTATGATTGATGGCTATGCAACACCTTACTTTGATGGTAATTGTAATTTACCTTTGGACGCAGATTTTTACGTATATAATATTAACGATGATGAAGAACCAGATGAAGTTGATATTGTGGGTGAGTATCAAGAATATGTTAAACTACCAAAACAATGGAACTCATTTATGGAAATAAAAAACTGGCTTGAAAATGACTATGTTAAAATTTTAATTGATTATACAAATAATGTTTATGATAAACTGGGTGACTACAGTGATTAAATAATGAAAATAATAATAACAGAAAATCAAAAAAAATTACAACATATTTACCGAAGAATCGGTGAGATTGAAGATATATTTAATGAATATGAGGACCTTTTTATACGTACCGCTAAAACATTAAATAAAGATGGTTTTATTCACGCGGTGGCTATGTTTGTTGGTGATATAATTGCTGGAAGATTAGAAGAAAAAGATGTTGATTTTGATTATGTTACTTTTAGAAATCAAATTAAAGTATTTGTTAATTACCATTTTTATCAAGAATTAGTTGATTTTTATAATAAACATAAAAAACAATTAACAGAATCCCAGTACGAAAAGTTATCCAATTCTCTTAAACGAAGATTAACACAGGATGATTTTGAATTTCTTGATAGAGAATTAACACATTATATTTTATCAACACCACCGGTAAACAAGTTTGAAGAGTTTTCCAGTTATGTTATTGGGGATCTTCTTCACGAGTTTATTATAGCTAGAAAAGGAGATGAGATTGAAACTGAAGAGGATCCGGATTATGGTGTGGTTTATGTCGAAAAAAGTAGAAATAAAATTATGGATATGTATTGGGAATTAAAACCAATTCTTGAAAAGAGATATAAGGACAGATTATATAAGGCCTGGGAAAGAAAAAAATCAATCGGTTTGTAATTATTTTTTTAAAAATTAAAATAATTTTATTATCTTTGTAATCAAATAAAGATAATGATGCAGGCAAAACAAGAAAAATCAATTAGAGAGATAGCAATACAAGAAAAACAAAACGTTGTTAAACACGTAAACAGTTTTATCTCTCAACAAAAAAACATTGAAAATCATTACGATAACTTTTTTGCTGAAATTTCAAAAGTTTCAAATGATTTCCAACTCACAAAAAATAAAAGAACTTATTCCAGAGAAGTTAAGTATAGACACACCAATGGAAAATATATTACACTTGGTGATGTAACAGAAGAATATAATGAATGTGTTATTTCCTATGTTGGTAAGTTACCAGAAAATGCTAGACGCCCATTTAATATTTCTGTTGAGGAACATATAATATATGGTAGAGGGTATTGGAGTAGTAAAAGAAACGAAGGTCTTAAATTAACATTAAGAATTAATTACGATAACCCAATTTACTATAAAACAGGTAAAGGTCTTGTAAAAAAAATAACAGAAAAGATTAATTCAATTTGGGCTATCCATAATGATCAACTTATTGCTGAAGATAAACGTAACTTGGCGATTAAAAAATTATTTGAAAAATTTAAGGGTTGTAGCGTATTAAGTAGTGATTCAGTTATGATTTATTTTTCATTTAAAAATAGTGTTCGAGTTAAATTGTATTATACATCGAATCTTGAAACCGGTAATGTTGTATTTAGACTTTCTAATATAGATTTTTGTGGTGCAATTACAAATGATGAAAAATTAACGGAACTAATTAATTTTTCTAGTAATATCTAATTTTTTATTTTTTTGTAATATTTATAAATAAAAAATATTATGAGAAAAGCAATAAAATTAACAGAAAGAGATTTAACAAGAATTGTTAAAAGAATAATTAATGAAGATCGAGAAAGATTTACTGTTGATGAATTTAAAAGTGGATTGAAAGATGGTACTAAAGGTACATGGAGAATTGAGGGTGGTTCTCTTTTATTAGAGATGCCCGGAGATAATATGGAATATAATTTACATTCTTAAATGTAATATTTTAGTTTATGAAAAAAATTATAAAACTGACCGAATCAGACTTAACTCGTATTGTTAAAAGAGTACTAAAAGAGACCACAGAATTAGAGACTAGTACTGAATTAGAGACTAGTGCTGAATCAAAACCTGGTTTACCTAGATTTTTACGTAGAAAAAGATATGGTGAAGACTATATTGTAAAAACATTAAAAAAAGAAGACCCTAAAGAAACTTGGGAAAGAAAATTGTATTATACAGACGGAAAAACAAGTGGTCAACTTTATGATACTATAAAATATGGTTATGATATTAATAATGAAAAAACCGTAGTTGCGCAAGACTTGGATGACAACTATCATAAAAGAACAAGTAATGATGTAATATATTTTTGTGATAAAAATAAAATTATAAGTAGTCAAAAATTTAACACAAATTCAATTTATTATAAAGACCTAGATAAGACAAAGCAAGATCAATCTGACATTGAGTGGCTTATGATTTATTGTGAACAAATACCAAAAAGAAGTTTGGTTAAAACTGACAATAAAATTAAACCCCGAAAATATCCGGGGGTTAAATAATGACTAGATTAACCATTTTGTTTTAAATTTTTTACTAACAAAAATTTTTTGTCTACCATTGTTATTCTCAATTAAAGTTATTTTTGATTCTTCAACAATTATTTTAAAATTTAATTTATCATCAACCAACAAATAAAAACTTATTGTCCCATCATTTATTTTTGTTTCTGTTAATTTTCCCCATTTTTTTAAATCATTACCTTCAAAAAAACTAAAGTTGTTACCAAAACAATGACAACTATCGGTTTTAATATAAAAAGTAAGATTTTTTCTTTTAGTAAATGAAATTTTTTTAGATGTGTTTTTATAACTATTAAGGTAAACACCAAAAATACAATTTTGGGAATAAACAAAACTTGTCATTAAAGATAATACTGTTGCAATAATTAATTTTTTCATAGGTTTTAAATTTATACTACAAATATAGGTATTTTTTTCTAATCTAAAAAATATTTTTAATATTTATTTTATATGGGAAATAAAACTAATGATATTGTATTTTTAAGAAGAAAAGAAGCAATAAAAGATTTAATTGATAATGGTATTGAGGTTATTCGTAATGATACTGATGTATGTGATTATACATTTTCAGAATTTCTTACTGAAGTTTCTTGGCAAGTATCAGATAATTCGGATGAGCTTGGAATTGAATCTAATAATACTAATATACCTTTAATACATAGTTGGGTTAGAAGGAATTTTTCCCAATACATTAAAGACGAGTATCTTGAATTAATTGATAGTGAGGGTTGTAATGATTATGATGAAGATGATATTGATTACTTATCCGGATTTTTATATGGTGTAGATAACAATCAATAACTTGTAGTATTTATTAATATGAAAAAATAAGAAACAAAACCAAGAAATAGAAGAAACTTATCAAAGAAACTTAAATTAATTAAGAAGAATACCGAGTTAATTCAAAAATATACCGATGAATTAAAAAAATAAATTATGGGAAGAAAAATAGTAGTAACAGAATCTCAATTAAAAAAATTGATTGAAAGAATTAACGAGGAAGCAGCTGGTTATGACGACTTTTATGTTATGAATCAACATGGTGGAAAATCAATGAGATTATTAGTCGATACGTTGAATGATTTAGTACAGGTGTTTAAAGGGATAAAAACTATGTTAAATTCTGATAATATCGAATATATTGATTTACGAGAAAATTTAATGGCGGCTGTTGATTTAATTACTGAAATTAATGATGTTATGAAAATTGTATTTAAAGATTTTACAGATAAAGATGTTATTAAGTCTGGAGAAATTATGCGCAGAAAACTTGAGTCATACCAAGAAAAAATAAGGATGATGGTAAATATGGGTGAGGAGTTGCTATCAAAAGAAAATTTATTAGATAGACTTGAATCTATGACAGAAAATGTTGGAAACAGTATGGTAGAATATGCGTTTAAACTACGTAATGCCGATAAAACATTTAAAAGAAGACTAACAAAAGGTAGAGATCAAAGAAATCCAGATTTTAACTAAAAAAAAGAAATAATTTAATTTTTTTTACAATCTATGATATATTTATATTAAAAATCTTAATATGAATTATAGAGGAATACTTATTTCTGAACAAGAAAAAAATCGAATATTAAATTTACACACAAGTAGAAAACAAAAATCATCATTAATAAAGGAAGCGCAAGACCATCCACAAGTTTTTCCGGTATGTGTTAGATGGGCTGGAAATCACGTTGATTTACCAGCAAATGATATTGTTAATGGTTATGCTGTTCACGTACCAAATGGTGGCGGAAAAGGTAGAGACTATTACTGGAGTCAGGAAACTGAACAAGGTAGGGTTATGGTTGAAGTTGATGCCATAACTAAAGAAATTAGACAGGTAAGGTCATATAATTGTGTTTGTCTAAATGGAAAATGTCAAGCAAAATCATATGCTGACCAAGATCATAATTATAAAAAAGAACATGAATGTAGTGATAAGACACCTTGTAAACAAGGTGGTCAAACTGACGGTGAAAAACCAGGTGGTGCAAATTGTAAAAATAAAACACCATATAATGTTGTTGCCGAATTAGGGTTAAATTTTAAAGAAGTACAAAAGAAATGGATTGATTCTGGCTGTATGGGAACAACTCCTTGTAGTTATGATGAAGCAAGAACAAAAGGTATTACAAATATTAACCTTAGAAATGCTATTTGTGATGGTAAGTGGGACCCAAAAACTGGTAAAGGAAAAGAAGGTGACGGCGGAGGTCAAGATGGTGGTAATACACCAATAAAAGAAGGTGATTGGATGACTAAATTTCCTTGTTTAGAACATTCTTGGAGAGTTACTAACAAGATAGTAAAAAGAGACGATTTTAAAACATGTGGATGTTTTTATGATAAAAGTGGTCCTTGTGTTTACTTTATTGATGGAACAATGTGGTGTGAAAACCCAACCGGTAATGGTACATTATACAAAATAGTTTGTAATCAAAATCAAATTACAAGGGGTGAAGTTATACAGGATAATATTCCAAAACCAAAAGGTCCAAGTGGCCCAAATAATCCAAATATTAAAATACCGGATGTTAAAATACCTATTGGTGATATTAGAGAATGTGTTGTTACTATTCTTAAAAATTATCAAATTGAAATAAAATTACCAACTTCTTGTTTAAGTTCAATGATGAGCATTTTACCAGGAAATCAAGTTCAACAGTGTCTTATGGATATTGTAAATGCGGTATTACAAGCATTACTAACTAAAGGTGATATTAGTAACGCACAACAAATTTTTGTTGAGTTATTTAATTGTATATTTAAATCTGTTAAGAATTTACCGGATATTAAAATACCATTACCGGACCCAAAAAATCCAGGTAGAAAGATTGAGATACCAATTAAAGATTTACCGGGTATGCAATTACCAGAGGGTGACAAAGAAGAATTTTTACCACCTTTTATTAAACCTAAAGAACCAATAAAACCAAAAGACTAATATGAAAAATTTATTTCAAACAAGTTATGAAGAAAGACAAAGAATTTCTAAATTACACGAACATTCAGTTAGAAAAACTTTTTCTTTAATTTTAGAACAAACCCAAGAAGAATTAAAAAAATACTTTGAAGATGTTGCTAAAAAATATAGAAATTTTCCAAAAGGAGATATTACACCATTAAATAATTCACAATATGAAGTTGGATATAAAGTTACAACAGCAGATGGTGTTACTTACATTTTAATACCTGATGGAACTGCCGTTGTTATGAACGATAATGGTCAATATGAAAGAGCGTATAGTGATGATAAAGGTTCACCTTATATTTGGACAAAATATCCATATGGAACTAATTTAAATCAATCAAGTGGTCAATCTACTAATCAACCAAGTGGTCAATCTACTAATCAACCAAGTGGTCAATCTACTAATCAACCAAGTGGTCAATCTAATTTAGACAAAACTAAAGTAAAAGAAAAAATTGAACCTTTAAAAGCTGAAGCAATTAAATATATTACAGAAATAGAAGGTTTTTGGATGTTAACAAAAGAGGATAAAGATATGTTAGCTAAGGCAAAACAAGATATAACATCAATTGATGCCGGAAACGCTTGTGAACCAGAAAATATACAAAAAATTTCAGATGGTTTAAATTTAATAAAACAAAAAATTGAAAAAAAAGGTACACAAATGAAAATTGCAGGTCTCTTAGATGATTTTGAAGGTTTAAGAGATACATTACAAAAAGTACTTGATACTTGTCAAGAAATGACAAACGAGACAAACATACAAAAAGTTGATACTGATATTAAAAACTTAAAAAGTTTAGAACAAATTGACCAAGAAATTGCTGATAAAGATGTTAAAGTACAAGAAGAAAAAACAAAACATAAAGAAGAATGTATTAAATATTATAAATCATATCAAACAGCGTCAAAGAAAAATAAAGACGGTAGATACGATACTAATATTGAAGCGTATAAAGCGTTCTTTGATAGACCAAAAAAACTATCTAATGGAACTACAATAAGTTGTAAAGATTTTAAAAGGATTAGTACTTTTGAAAGATTTAAATGGGATAATATTTAAATAAAAAAGGACCAATAGGTCCTTTTTTTTTTACTCAACTTCCAAAACCTCTAGTTCAAAAATTAAATTTTTACCTGCCAATGGATGGTTTGCATCAATAACAACATCTTCTTCCCTAACTTCAACAACTTCAACAACTTGAGGACCCATAGGACCCATTGTTTGTAATTTTGCACCAGGCTGTACACCTTCTGGGACTTGTGTTTTAGGTACAACAACAATTAACTCAGAATTTACATCACCATATGCTTCAGTATGTGGGATTTCGATTGTTCTTTTATCACCAACTTCCATATCAATTAAACCATTTTCAAAACCAGGAATTAATTGCCCTTGACCTAAAGTTGCTTTTAATGGTTCCCTACCTTCATTTAATGAAGAATCAAATACTGAACCATCTTCTAATTTACCTGTGTAGTTTACAGTCACAGTACTGTTTGAATTTACTTTTGCCATATTGTTTTTTTTATTAAATATATATTTTATTTTTTATTTTGTAAAATACTTATTAATGTTAAATATGAAAAAAATTGATTTTATTGTCATTGGTACACAAAAAGCAGGAACAACTTCTATGATATATCATATGAATCAACACCCAGATATTTTTATGTTTAAAGATGAAATACATTTTTTTGATTCTACAACATTTAATAAAAACTATCAAATTTACCATAATAAATTTATAGGTAAAAACCAAAAAAAAATTATAGGTGAAAAAACACCATCGTATTCATATTTACAATTTGCGATTGATAGGATATACGAATATAACCCAGAAATAAAATTAATTTTTATATTAAGAAACCCAATAAAAAGGGCATTTTCCGAATGGAATATGTATAAAACAGATTATAGAAATTGAAAATGTTAAATTAAACGAAATTAAAAGTAATGGTTATTGGGCATTACAAAGAGGTTATTATTTTGAACAAATTGATTATATCTTAACTAAATTTAATAAAGAAAATTTATTTATTGGGATATATGAAGATATAAAAAAAGACTCATTATTGTTCTATAATAAAATGTTTAATTTTTTAGGGTTAGAAAATTTATCTAGTTTAAATTTTGATATCACAATAAGAAAAAATAATTACATTAGAAACATTACTAATGAAGAAACTGAATTTATGAAAGAAAAATACAATAACGAAAATAAAAAATTATTTGATTTTTTAGGTCGTGAAATAATTGAATGGGTTTAGGATATATTTATTATATATGAAAAAAGTTTTACTTACAGAATCAGAGTTAAAAGATTTTATTCTTTCATTAATAGCCAAAATTTTAGGTGTTGATGTAGAAAAATTAAAAAATAAAAAAATTAATGTCGACAAAATTGAAGATAAATTAGGTGATGTTTTAAAAAATAAAGAAGAAGAGTCTGATGATGAATTAGAAGGCGATGTTGATAGTAATTGGATGAAGATTACTAGAAAAGTTATTGATAAATTAGAAGGTGGTTATTGGAATCCTGTATGTGGACACCCAACTAAAGGAATGGGTAAATCAACAGAAACTATGTTTGGTTTAGATAGGTTTAATGGTAATATTGAATCTACTGAAAATGGTAAAAAATTTTTTAGAATAATTGATAATGAAAAGAAAAAAGATGGTATAAAAAATTTTTGTAAAGAATGGAAATGGGGATATAGAGGTGGTGCATTAGAAGAAAGGTTAGAAAACTTGGCGGCAAAAATTATGAAACATTATTTTGATAGAAATATGGAAAATTATGTTAAAGACAATAAAACAAAAAATAAAATATTAAAAAACAAAGGACTTTTAATTCATATGTCATATGCAAGTTGGAATGGCCCCGGATTTTTTCAAACTTTTGCTAAAAGCTTGGAAAATGGTGTAAAAAAAGGTATGTCAAATAAAGAATTAATTGATCTTGCAATTAAAGATAGAGCAAACTCAAGAATTAGAAGTGAGAAAGTTGCAAATCTAATTAGAAACCCGGAAATATGATGGTTAAGTTTTTTAAGTATTTAATTATTCAATTAATGAATAAATACGGTTCTTTTATGTGGTTTGGAACCCACGTATCTATGACACAAACAAATTGGCATTATTTACTTGAAACTTTTTTATGTGTTTTTGTTAACTTTTTAGTAATTTTTTCTTTATATTTGCAGTATAGAGAAGAACAAAATGAAAAATTACAAAAAACTGATACCACCAAATGATTCTGCGTGGGATAGAAATTGGTTATGGAGAAACTTACATTGGAGAGTGCGTTACTTTATCACAGGAGTAAAAAACATAGTCAAATGGATGCCAACTTTATACAAAGATAAAGACTGGGATGGTTGGTATATCTATAATATCTTACAAAAAAAAATAGAGTTTCAAAGAGAAGAAATAATCTACGCAAACCGTCATACTGAAATTGACAGAGATAATCGTGATATGACAATTGTACTTAACTTACTTGAAAGAGTAAAAGAAGATTATTATGGTATGGAACATCTTGATTACAGTGAAACTGAATTTGATTTTATCCCAGTTGAGGATAACCCTAATTTAAAAGAAATGAAAAAGACTGTTTTAAGTGAAAACTATGATGAGTTTTTAAAAAAATATCCATCAAGTGTTAGAAAAGTCTTAAAAGAATTTGGTAAAGGTCTAGAAAAAGATACTCTTTGTTATTTGGTTGCAAGACATAATCAAGAAAAAGCAAGAAAATTATTATTTAAATTATTAGAACAAAAAATTGAAAGATGGTGGGACTAAAAGTATATCAAGTAAAAGACAAAGAAACATATAATCATCTACATACGGTTTTAACCGGATGGGCATTTTTTAGAAATGAGGGTAATAATTATTATATTAAGGTTCCAGAAAATAAAACAATAAAGAGTTTAATTGAAATGGGTCTTATTCTGGAATATCAACAGAAAAATTAACCATTATTGGTTTTTTATCACCAACAACTGTCCACGCTTGTTTAATGATTAGAGGTGCACCATCTCTTATTAATTCTAAATCAGCCTCAAGATCGTCAATATGTAATATTGCATTAATCATATAGTTATCTTTACTTTTAACATAAATAAGATTTGTTATTGTTATATAACTATTTTCACCAAACATATTTGTTATTCTATTTTTAAGTGCTGTGTCTAAAATTTTTTGTAGATATTTCTTTCTTTGCATATAATAAATAATAACCAAGAAATATTCATTTAACAATACTAAAACTGTATCTTATTACATTTAATTTATATTTATTATTAGATGAAATGTTTGATTACAATATTATTGTTATTTTTTACTTTTAATACATTTAGTCAATGTAATGGGACACAATCTTTTACTCTAACTCCACCTCCAGTTGGTGGGACTTATTTACCTGGACAAACCGTTACAATGTGTTATACAATGAATGGTTACACCCAAGCAGGAACCAATTGGATTGAGGGGTTTGATTTAACATTAGGTCCAGGTTGGGCTTCAGTTGCCCCACAAACCGCACCCGCAAATTGTGGAGGAAATGCAACAGGAGGTCAATGGGTATGGAGAACATCGGTAACATCTACAACAACACCAATAGTTACTGTTGGTCCTGGATACTTTTTTGATTTATCGGTTGATGGTAACCCAGGAAACGATTTTGGAGACGCGGGTTCTTGTGTATGGACATTTTGTGTAACACTAACTGTTGCAAATGTATGTACACCACAAAACTTATTATTACAAGTCACTCCCGGTTCAGATGGTCTATGGGGGAGTTATATAAGTAGTACTTGTGACTTAGCAACACCATTTACCGTATTTAACGGAACAATAAACACAGTCCCAATTGTTTTGGGACCAATAACACACAATTAAATTATTATGAAAAAAGTTTTATTTATTTTAATGACAATGATTTCAAGTATTTCATTATCACAATTATCAACAGTTAACCCTGATACGGTTTGTTATCAATCAACAGCACTATCAACTTACACAATACCTTCAGTTGGTTCAGGTACTTATACTTGGACAGTTGCTGCTCCTGGAGTAATAACAACCGGTCAAGGAACTAATAGTATTTCTGTAAACTGGTCAACCGCAGCCCCTGGATTAATCACAAATGGTGTTTCTGTGACATATTCTTCACCACCTCCAGCAAACTGTCCTGCAACCCCTGTAAACTTAAATGTGTTGATTTATCAGGTTATACCAACAATCACAGCTTTAGGACCATTTTGTGAGTCAGATCCTTGTGTAACCCTTGTTGGCGCACCAGTTGGTGGTACTTGGTCTGGAACTGGAGTGGTTGGCAACCAGTTTTGTCCTGATAACGTAACAAATGGTACTAACGCAACATCAACCGTTACATATACAGTAGGTTCTGCTGGTTGTACATTTACAACATCTGTTCTTGTACCAGTATATGGAACGCCAACATTGTCACCTATACAACATAACTAATGAAATATTTACTTTTCATATGGTTTTTAATAACATCGTTAATTGTTTTAGGACAACAAACCTTTGAATTGTGTGCCGGACAAACTAAAACAGTCACATATACAACAATTTCAGGTGGTGACGGATCAAATATATGGTCTGTAAATGGTGATACTTACCTATCAGAAGACTTAATATATACTTTTAATCAAGCTGGGACATATAATATTGTTGTAAAAAGAGAAAATGGTCCTTGTTATGTTGAAGAAACCTTACAAGTACTTGTTACAGACTGTCCTGGGAACATTTACTGGATTCCAAACTGCTTTACACCAGATGGGAACGAACATAATCAACTATTTGGACCAGTTATGACTGAAGGATTTGATGTAAACGGGTTTGAATTTTATATTTTTAACCGTTGGGGTGAGGTTGTATGGGAATCTAACAACCCAAATGGTCGTTGGGACGGTACTTTTGATAATAAAATGTGTACAGAAGGTGTTTATATATGGAAAATGAAGTTTAATGTCTTTGGTAATGATGGAAAAATAGAAGATCACGGTCATTTGACAATAATTAGATAATATTATTGACAAAATTGTTTAAAATAACTATTTTTTATTAAAAATTATCAAATATGTTAGCATTATTAATCGTTTTATTAGTTTTAGTTGTTGAATTAGCAATAATTGGTGGTATAATGTACTTTTTTTGGAAAAAATGGGGTAAATCGTTGTTTAATATGTTAAAAACCCTAACGCAAACCCAAAATTTAGTCAAAAATAATAAAAAATTACCAAAAATTGATGATTTTAAAGAACAAATGAAACTTTTTAACGATATTTTAAACAATTATAAGAAAAAATAGTCATTTTCGGTATTAATTTCCTCAATTTTAACAATTTTTACGTTTTTTCCCTTATTTTTTACTGTAATCTCAAATTCATTAGGGTAAAGTATGTTATTTTTAAGCATTTCTTGTAAATCTACCTCTTTTTTGGGTATTTTTGCTGTAATTAGGTAGTATTTTTCACCACAACCGGTACAAAATGAGTGATTTGACAACAATTCTACCTTATTTTCACTAAAATGTGACCCAATTTCATCTAAATTGATGTCTTTTTTGTCATTTACAACCAAAATTCGGTACCCAGTTAACGTTTCTGGAAGGTTTTTTACCCTATCTAGGTGCAATTTTAACTCATTTTTAGCCTCTTTTTCACTATAATCCATTGATTTTAAAGTCGAAATAAGGGCTTTTTTGTCTATTATTTCACTTAAAATGGGTAATAACTTCATATGTATAAATACTATAATTAACCCTTTTTCTTTACTTGTTTGATTTCTACCTCATATGGACCTGTATTTGTCTTATGATTGTCGTATTTCCAGATAATAATGCTATCCTCAAAGGTAATTGTTCTCTCAAATTTCTTATGTTCTACTGGTTTTTTAACTTTTTTCTCACTCATAGAGTACAAATATACAAAAAATATTAAAAAATAAACCCCTCTTTATGGGAGGGGAGTAAAAAAACTACAAATAATTACTCTTTGGGTTCGGAATCATCCTCTTTAAAGAAGTTTGTAAGAAACTTTCCTACAACACCAAATATAATTGACGTTGTAATCATTGTTTTTATTTCTTCTGGAGTAAAAATTTCTTTTAAACTATCATATTGCCAAATACCACCAATTGCAATAACGGTAGCAACAGCAAGTAATGAGTCCCCAAGTCTTCTCCACTTTTTTGGTGTGGGTTTCCAATAATGTTTCATCATAGTTGTTTTTACTATAAATATCACAAAATAAAAAAGGGACAGTAGCGAATTGTCCCTTTTTGTGTTACCATAACCGGTAACGGTCCTAAAAAAAACTCTTATTGTCCTTTTGCAAGATTAATACATTGTTTTAAATATTCTTTTGCTCTTGCTGAAGGTGTAAATTCATCTTCTTTTGTTTGAAGAGCTAAAACCCTCTCAATATCCTTAACTAATTCAGTACCGTGTTCATTTTCTTTGTATAGTTCAGCTATTTTATCCATAGCTTTATGACATTCACCTGTTGTTTCATCGTGATAGTTTTTATTTCTAAAACGATTTAAATGATTCATCATTTCATAAGCCAAATGTGTCCCACCATCCTTAATATCGTTTGCCCAACGAATATTATTTAAAATTCCTAATGTATCAACCATTGAATTAACACCCATTCTTCTTTTTTTAATTCCTGGAGAATATTTTACAAAATCATCAGCATTACCAACAATTTCTTCAAGTGGGATCATATTTTCCGGAACACATCTTGGTTTTGGTGGTTCTTTCTTTTTATTTTCTTTTGTTTCACCAGCAACTTGTGGTTGTTGCATTTGATTTTCTTTAAGGACTCTTTTTATAACTTTTATAAGATCACTTTCGGTTAATCTAACTCTTTTCATATGATTTTTTATTATAAATATGTTTTATTTAAATAAGTTGCAATGTATTTATAGTAATAAATATCTAAATATATCATAATGTTAGAAAATATTGTAAGAAAGGTTTTATTAGAAGAATATAAACCTAAAATGATTTTAAAAGAACAAACTGAAATTTCAGAAGAATTAAAATATCATTTGGAAAACTCAATTCCTTTAAATGAAAATGTTTTTAGAATTTATTCCGATTCTTATTTTAATTTAATAAATGAAGTTAGAGATTTATATTATTCTGGATATGTAAATCTTGAAGATGAAGACGATATTTGGTTAGTAGAATCAAACTTGGGGGAATCTGTTACATTAGACAATGGTAAAGTTGTTTTGTTGGACGCACCATTTGAAGTTCAAGAAAATTTAATGGAAGCAAAACATAGAGGAAAAAATGTTAGACTAGGAAGTCCTTTTAGAACTCCTGGTGGCCCAAAGAAATTTGCTGTGTATGTTAAAACTCCAGGTGGTGGTGTGAAAAAAGTTACTTTTGGAGATCCTAATTTAAGAGTACGAAACGCAAGTAAATCTCGTGCTAAATCTTTTAGAGCAAGACACAAATGTGATCAGAAAAAAGATAGAACAACAGCGGGGTATTGGTCTTGTAATGTTTCTAGGTATAGAAAAAAATTAGGTCTTAAATCTTCAAGAAGTTGGTAATAGTATGACACCTTATAAAAGATTTGTAAACCCAACATACGTAAAGGTATTTAACTACTATTTAAAAACTGTTGTTGAAAAACAATTTGAGCGTAAGTACCATCAAGAAATAAAATTAAAGTTATATGGTATTAGTATACAACCAAAAAATTCACGTTATAATACAATCCCGGTTGATGAGTTGACAGATCAACAAACAAAAGTTAAGTTTTTTATTGATACATATCCAAATAAAATCTCAACATCTACTTATTTAGAAGAATTAATATTTCCTAAAGGTACAACTTTTCTACAGTTAAAAAACGGTAGTTTTTTTGAAAACAATTCTAATAAGTTTATTATTGATATTCTTTTTAATAAAAGACCTTTATATGATTTGGATTATAAATCTGACAACTCATTAAATGGAGAACAATTAAACGAAAGTCAATATGATTATCAGGATAGTGAGGAATATTATGAAAAATTAGATAAAATATTAAATAAATTTTTATCTAATATTGGTAAAGAAAAGGATATTCCAGATTTTTTAGGTTATAGAGCATTAACCGGTAAAAATCATTATGGTGATTTTACTGTTAAATTAACTGGTATTTTTAAAAAACCTTTTAGTCCTGAAGATTCCGATATAATTTATACAAAAAAATGGAATCTTATAGAATTAGTAATAAAGATGTTTCCATTTTTAAAAAATGCAACAATTTATGCTGGTAGCACATCAACATTAGATAATTATGAACATAAATTAGATTTGGAAAAAAAATATCTCAATAGAAAAGTAAAAGAAGATGATGTGGATGATAAATTACCATTTTTACAAGAAGAAAAAAATGGTATCAAAACAAGACTATTTAAAGAGAGTACCGACAATCATGAATTAAAATGGCACTTTGATAAAACAGATAGAAAAGTTAAAGTTGTAAAATCAAATGGTTGGGAGTTACAGATGGATAACCAATTACCAATTAAATTAAACGAAGGTGATGTTATAACAATACCAAAAGGTATTTATCATAGAGTAATTAAAGGTACTGGGGATTTAATTGTAAAAATTAAAGAATATTAAAATGTCTAAAAGATTTGTAATATCTGAAAGTGAAAGAAATCACATAAAAAAACTTTATGGTTTGTTAATTGAACAGACAAATACAGTTGGTTGTGCCCCTTTTACAGATAAAGTAAAAAATCAAGTGATTGATTACCAACAAATAATTGACACATATACACCACTTGCCGGAGAATCAAGTGTTTTTGATTACATTACAAAATTAATTAATGAAGGGTCAACTCAATTTAAAAGTCAGGGGATTCCAGAAAAAATATCGTGTGAGTTAAGTTTTATTGGTATTAGACCAGAATTTCAAAAAGATTTAAAATTAATGGTTACGGATCCACAAAATAATTTAGTTTATTTTTATACTACAACATTTGACCAAACAACAAAAAAACAAAATTGGAATTTTGTTGCTAAAGACCCATATATTTCTGGAGCTGGGCAACAACCAACCGATGAAACTCTAAAGTACTTAAATACATTAACCGATGATAAAAGACAAGAATATCTAAATAATAATGTTGTAACTTTTAACGGAGAAACAATTAAAACATTAGATAGATTAAATCAAATTTTAAAAGATGCAAATGCTGGGATATATAAATTAGGTTCTACAACAACTAATAAATATACAACAGATTATTCTGGACCAGAAAATAAAGTTATAAATTATAATTATTCATATCAATTAGGTGATACATTTGGAAACACTACTGGTTTTGCAACACATGGGATACCTGGAAAAACAAAAAAGGAATCAGACCCAAAATATGGTAAAAGATGGTCACTTTTAAATTTAGCTAGAAAAAAATTATCTAAAAGTGAAGACCCAAGAGTAAATCAAGAAGATTTGACATATACTAAAAATTTAAATATGAGTTCTTCTTGTGTTAATTTACATCCAGATTTAATAACATTATTAGAAAGTAAAGGTTTTACAAGAGAAGGTACAATACTATTTAATATTGGTGATCAAGGTACAAATTATTATGTACAACAATTACCACCTGATGATAACAAATGTTATTCATCACAATCACTAGGAGTTACAAATGCCACTTATAGCGCTTAATTGTTTATAACATATTTAACAGTATCTAAACAAGATAAATCACTAGGATTTCCACCAGCATATGAAATTGCACTTTGTAAAGATTCCTCAATCTCTGTTAACTTATCAAAAATAGATTTATTTTTATATGGGATTAATTTTTTAATACCCTCAACTCTGTTAGTCTTTCCAGATTGTGACGATGACGCACTACCCCAAAATTCTTTATACTTTTTAGAACCTTCCTCAACCAAATTACCTGGTGATTCTTCATATCCAGCTAACATTCCACCAACCATAACCATTGATGCGCCTAAAACCAAACTTTTAACAATATCACAATGTTCTTTTATTGACCCATCGGCAATGATTGGGATTTTTGCAACTTTAGCACATTTTTTTATCATGCTAGCCTGCCAACCACGATTACCAAAACCTGTTGAGTGGTATGTTGTACAAGCAGACCCACCACCAATACCACATTTAATGGCATCACAACCCCATTCTGTTAAATCTTCCACAGCATCCGGAGTACAAACATTCCCACCGATTAAAAATACATCTGACATTCTATTTTTAATATATTTAACCATTTTTTTCATCTTAATACAATGACCGTGTGCAATATCAATTGTAATAAAATCCGGGATTAAATCTTTTGCTACCAAATTATCAATTAATTCATAAGAATCATCATTTACACCAACAGAAATTGATGACACCAAATTTAATGTTTTCATAGTCTCAACAAATAAAACCTCATCAATGTCAAATCTATGTAAAATATAAAAGTATCCATTCTTAGCTAATTCTATTGCCAACTTAACATCAACTATACTTTCCATATTAGCCGGAACAACTGGTAATTTAAATGTGTGATTACCAAACTTACAACTTGTGTCACAATCAGACCTGCTTTCAACATAACTAAAATTTGGTAGTAACGTTATGTTGTCAAAATCAAATATTTTCTTCATTTTTTCTATTTTCAATAATTTTATTAATTCTATTTCTACCCTTTTCACCAATTGGTATTGGGTTTCCTTCTTCATCTATGTGGACAAATTTTATATGTGTTTTTAAAACAATTGCTTGTTTTCCAGTATAAACATTATGAGCCCTAGCTTCCATATATAAAGTAACTGAACTATTACCAACAAAAGTTGGGTAACCATATATTTTTAATAACTGTCCCTCTCTTGCCGGTTTTTCAAAGTTACATTTATCAATTGATACTGTAACCATTCTTGGTGTATCACATAACTGCATTGCGTAACCAGCGGCCGAAGCATCAATCCAAGCGAGTAGTTTACCACCAAATAGATTACCGTGGAATCCTAAGTCCGATTTTTTAATTGGGTGTGAATTTAATAATTCCATAAACTTTATTTTTAAAAAAAAATAGACAATATTAAAATTACAGTCAAGATGAATATTTATTATTATGAATTATAGAGAATTATTACTTGAGGATGGTAGAAGGAGAGAAATAATTAGAACCGTTGTTAGAGATATTATTAAAGTTTATAAGGAAGAAGACGATGGTGAATTTTATTTACCAAATTATATTGATGATGAAAAAGATTTTTATGAATTTAATAATTTTGGGAGTGAATTTATTGTTGAGTTAGTATTACAACCAAATGAAAACGTTGAATCCTTTAAAGTTGATGGTAATTTCTACAAAGATGATGATATAATTGAACTTATTTTAGAATATAACCCAAGTAATAAAACAAAAATAACTTATGATTTAATTGGTGAATTAAATGAGGTTATTGCACACGAAATAAGACACATCGATCAAAGAGATAAAGGAACTTATGATTTAAGTGGTCCAGAAGAAAAAGACCCATATAAATACTACACACAACCACACGAAATCGATGCTCAGGTTTTTGGGTTTAAAAGACTTTCAAAAATCACAAAAACACCATTTGATGTTGTTGTAAAAAGATGGTTTAACACCCATAAAGATGTTCATAGATTGGACGATAAACAAGCTATAGATGTTATGTCTAAAATATTAAATAAAGTATAAATAAATGACAGGATTACCAGAAAAATATAACCCAAAGATTGAAACAATAAAACGTGCTATTTTAGTAAGGTCTGGGTTTTTATCTGAATTTGGAAACAAAGTATCACTTGAATTAACTGGTGGTGATGCGACTAGAATTGGTAGTACTGAAAAATTTAAAATTTATGAATTATTTTTTACTTTAGAAATAAATGGAGTTTTAGATTGTCCTGATTGTGCACATGAACCAAATGATATTATAAATGTTATAACCGAATATCAAGAAAAAGTATATAAAGCAGCGAAATTTTATGTGGATGAAGATTTAACAATTAAATCTGGTAATTCTTTAAGAGGTGTTTTAGTTAATGGATTTAAGTTTCATTGGGATGAAATTTATAATGTCCAGTTTGAAATATTTTTTGATGTGGCAAATAACTATTAAGATTTAAACCTTTTTACAATTTCTTGAATTAGTCTTTTAACAAAGACACCACTAAAACTAACACCAACAAAAGATACAATTCTTAAAATAGTTTCTTTAATATTTAAAGACTCATTACCTTGAACAACTTCATATAAATCAGGAATTAAAGGTATTAAAAAAGTATATGCTAACATATTACTAATTTTAGAAACAGGAATTGCCAAGCTATTAATAAAATTAAAAAAAACATCTTTTAATTTTGCCGAAACTTCTAGAGTTTTATCAAATTCAAAAATAAGTTCTTTTTCTTTTATTTTTTCTAAAACTTTACCCAGCATTTCTTTATTTGACTCATAATATGTTAGTATTATTCCAGTTGAAAGTAACGCTAAGTCTGAACTTGATAATTCCGGAAAAGAGCCACTAATATATTGTTGAACTGGTGACACAAAACCCGCAATAGTTACACCCCAAGTTGTTAAAAAACTCAAGTCTAACCCAATTTGTTTTTTTGATTCACTAGAAACTTTTTTAAAAAAATCTTTAAGCTCGTCTACCTTATTTTCAAGACTTTTTAATCTAGATTCAAATAATATTTTTTTATATTGTGATTCTGTTATTATTATCTTCATAACAAATAAATATTACGCTATATTTATTATTGTATGGCAAGTAAAAGAAAATATGAGACTAACGCAGATTTACAACCTGGTGATAAGGTTATCTGTTTAAAAATGGAGGATGAATTCTCTCCAATTCCTGGAGGAACACCTGGTGTAGTAAAGACTGTTTCGGAGGTATTTGGTCAAAAACAGTATTATGTTAACTGGAAAAACGGATCAAAATTAGCTTTGATTGATGGTGTTGATAAATGGGCAAAACTTGTTGAGGATGAGCCAGAGGATTTGTCCGAAGGGTTTATGTTCTTTACAACAAAAAGAGCAATAATAAAAGAAATAAAAAAATAAAAATGGCACAGTACTTTTTTAAAATGAGTCAAGCGGAGAAAAATAATATTCTTGACCAACACAAATCATTATATGATGGATTTGTAACACAATATGCTCAAGGGTCTAATCAAAAACCTTTATATGTTCAAGATTTTGCAAATGACAAAAATGGAATAACAGTCTCAAACAAAGGGGTTGTTAAAAACTATACAAATATGAATATCAATGAAGATATTAATAGAACCGATAGAATTAGTGACGGACCACATGATTTAAAAAATGGTACTGTTGATTTTAGAGGTACTCCAGATATGTCAGATGTTAATCGAGAATATTTTCACGATACATACCCATCACCGGGATATGATGATGAATACATTTCACTTGGTATTAATGATGACGAGGATGACGAATATAAAGATTTAAGTATGTATAATCCTTACTATAGTGATGATGAAGAAGAAGAGTGTAAACATTGTGATGATGATTCATTGGATGTTGTAATTGATTTTGATGAATTAGGTGAGGAATTTGAATATGATATCGATGAATTAGAAGATTATTTATCACAACCAATTGAAGACTATTTGGAAGACGAGTTAAATATTGAAGACCCGGAAGAAAAGGAAAAATTTGTTGAGAAACTGAACGAATCTTTAGATATGTTCCGCAGATTTAAAAATTATAATTAAAATGGAAATACAAGAGATTATATCGTATTACTTATATGAAGAAACAAAAAGATTGGAAGTTTCGTTTAGACTATCAATTGATTCCGATGATGAAATAAGAAATGATGTAATTAATCTTGACGATTCAAAGGAATTTGGTTACAAACTAATTGAAGAGAGTTTAGATTTTTTCACTTTTGATGAGGAGATTGAAGAAGACGAAGAAGATTTTCAAACAATCGATGAAGACGCGTTATTATCTTTTTTAAATGAATTTTATATTGTTTATCCAGACAAATTACCAAAAACTGAAATTATATAAAAAAGTCCGTATTTCTACGGACCAACTCTTGTCATAAAAATTGTAATCGATTCGTCTGGACCAGAGGAACCATAAGACCATTGACCAGATGATCTTAACACTAAGGTTTCAAGACCATCATCGATAATATTAAAAACTCTTCTTGTTCCATTTATATCGATAATTAAATTACCAAGATAATTATTTGTTTGATTTCTAACACTATAACCACATTTGTTTGCCCAATGTGTAGAACCAGATGGTGTTAATGTTGGATTATAAAAAAACATTTGATAATCAAAAGCTATTTTTGTAAAACCAACATATATTGTATCAAATGGATTTTGTTCATTTTGGTTAACATACATATCACCAGGATAAAAAACCATATAATCTGATGTATCTGTATTATCAATTTTTTCATAAGTAATTTTATCAATTCTATATTCACCACTTAAAGATAAAAGTTTTGGCTGTGTGTATTTAACACAAGAACTTAAAGAAATTAGAACAATTAAAAGTTTAAAAATGTTTTTCATAGTGTATTATTTATATATGTACAAAGTTAATACTTTTTTTAATATTTACAACTATTTATAAAGAAATATTTTATGCAATTAGAAGATTTAATCCAGTTAATGGAAAAATATACTATTAA